AGGGCCCGGCGTTGAACTACCCCTTAATGGGAATGCTCCGGTTTACAGTGATGGCGTGGTCCCTATGTACACTAATGGCGAAGGTAGTTATGCTGTTATGTCTCCTCAAAATAATGCTAATTTAGGTTATTATGCTGTCCCTGGCGCTTCCGCTTTGCCTTCCATTGGTTCTTCTATTCCTTATGGTACTGATGACTATAAAGGTGTTGCCATGGGGATTGCTCGTTCTAGCGGTCTTGTTGCTGATCTTTCTTCGGTCACTGCCGCTACTATTAACTCCCTCCGGCAGGCCTTCCAGCTCCAGAAACTCTACGAACGCGATGCCCGTGGTGGTACGCGTTATACCGAAATCCTTCGCTCGCATTTTGGCGTTGTTTCCCCGGATTCTCGCTTGCAGCGTCCGGAATACCTTGGCGGATCCGAAAGCCCAGTTATTATCAATCCTGTAGTCCAAAATTCCGCGACCGGTTCAACCGGCGCAGCAACGCCGCAAGGTAACCTTGCTGCTTATGGTCTTGCTTCTAGTACTTCCGCGAAGCATGGATTTACAAAATCGTTTGTCGAGCATGGCATTATTCTTGGCCTCCTGAACGTCCGCGCAGATCTTACGTATCAGCAGGGAATCCCGCGCATGTTCTCGCGTCGTACGAGGTTTGACTTCTACTGGCCTGTCCTCGCTCACCTTGGCGAACAAGCGATTTTGAATAAAGAAATCTATGCACAGGGCAACGCTGCTGATGATGATGTTTTCGGTTATCAGGAACGCTATGCAGAATACCGCTACTTCCCGTCTATGATTACTGGTAAGCTCAGATCTACGGATCCTCAGTCTCTCGATGTTTGGCATTTGTCACAGAAGTTCGATAGTCTCCCGACGCTTTCCGCTCAATTTATTCAGGATAACCCGCCGGTTTCTAGGATCCTTGCGGTGCAGGATGAACCGCAGTTTATTATCGATTCTTATATCGAAATGAAATGTGCCCGCCCGATGCCTGTATACGGTGTTCCAGGCCTTGTTGACCACTTCTAAAGTGAGGTGATCCATTATGGGTTTTCTTGGTAAATTTGGCGGTGCTATCCTTGGTGCTGGTACTAGTTTGCTAGGTGGTATTCTAGCCAATAAGCAACAGCAAAAACAATTTAATGCTAATTATGAGTTGGCTCACGATCAGCTTTATAAACAACATCAAATAGAGGTTGCTGACCTTCGCGCCGCTGGTCTTAACCCGATTTTATCGGCTAATGGTGGTAATTCTACTTTTGGTGCTTCTAGTGGTGGATCCTACGAAAATGTAGGTTCTGCTGCGAATAGTGGTTTTATGGCCGCTCAACAGGCAAAGAATCTCGAAGCTCAAAACAATGCTATTGATGCTAATATTGTTAAAACTAAGGCTGAGGCTCAAAATGTTATCGCTGATACTGCTTTGAAACAGGCGCAGACGGCCAATACTATTGGCATGACGTCTCTCATCCCCTTGCAGCGGCAGAGTATCCGTGCAATGACTGCACAGGCTCAGGCGCAAACGGATCTCTGGAAGATGCAAGTTAAGGTCGCTGAGGCTAATATTGATAAAATTCTTCAGGATATCGAAAATAGTAAGCGTATTACGGATGCTTCTGTTGAAGAGTTAAAAACCCGATCGGAAGCCAATGAAGCGTCCGCCGGTGCTTATTCGGCTTCTGCTGCGAGGAGTTATGCTGAAGCAATGCGGATTGATAAATTGACGCCTTATGAAGTTGATAATCTTGCTTCTCAAACCACGGAAAATATTGCTCGTGCCGCTAATCTTGATGAGGATTCTAAACGTATTTTGGAAGAATCAATTCGCATTAAACTTGCGAATGAGCAGGAAGAATCGGTGCAGGATATTAAAACAGGTGATGCCCATCGTTTTGGCACGTCAATGGGTGAATTATTACGTTGGATTCCGTTTAGTGCTTTTAAGTGAAAGGAGTGTTTCACGTGAAACGTAGAAAATTATCAAAGCGTAAATCTCGCAAGATCTTTACCAAAGGTGCTGTCAATGTGAAAAAGCGTAACCTTCGCGCTCGCCCAATGCGCGGCGGTTTTCGGATCTAATGGCTTGCTATCATCCGATCGACTGCTGGCGTGTACCGGACGCCAGCTCGAAATCGGGTTATCGTATTGTGTTTGGTTCCCCTGCCTCGCCGCCGCAGCGAGGCGCCGAACCTTGCACTATCCCGTGCGGTAAATGTATAGGATGTAGGCTTGCACATTCTCGACAATGGGCGGTCAGGTGTGTACACGAAGCGTCCCTTCATGATCGGAACTGTTTTCTTACTCTTACTTTTGATGATGATCATCTTCCGGCTTCCGGATCCGTGAACGTTCGCGATGTTCAACTTTTTTTGAAGCGTTTGCGGAAAGCCTTATCTTATCAAAATATCAAGATTCGTTTTTTTGCTTGCGGGGAATACGGTGACAAAAATTTGCGTCCTCATTATCATCTTATTATATTTAATTTTGACTTTTCTGACGATCGCCAGTTGCTTCGACAAACTCCTTACGGCCCGCTTTATATCTCTGATTTTCTATTCAGTTTGTGGCCTTATGGTTTTCATACCATTGGTAATGTTACTTTCAAAAGTTGTGCTTACGTAGCTCGGTATGTGACAAAAAAAGTTTATGGAAAAGATGCTCCGCTGCATTATCATGGTCGTACTCCCGAATTTATTACGATGAGTAGAAAGCCAGGTATTGCACACGATTGGATAGTTAAGTATTATGGTGATGTCTATAACTATGATCGAGTTGTTTTGCCTGATGGCATGATTACGCGACCTCCGGCGTACTATGATGATTATTTGCATTTGCTTGATGCTGAAAAGTATGATATGCTTAAGGCACAGCGGAAGGCGACGGTAAAAAATGAATCGGTCACGCGCCTTCTCCAAAAGGAACAACATCAAATTGAGGTTGCTAAAAAGTTGATTCGACCGATCGAAGGAGACCTATAATGATGAAAGTTATTTATGCTATTTTTGACCGTAAAACTGGCTCATGCGCTCTTGTGAAAGAAGCCGCTTGTATCGAAGAGTTTGAGCGCTGGTTTGCTACCGTTTTTCTTCGTTCTGACGCTATGTTTGCTCTTTATCCTGCTGACTTTGACATTTATGAACTTTGTGGTCTCGATGACGAGCACATGAAGATTAATACTGATTGTCCGCCGTCGTTGATTTGCTCTGTTGATGAACTTTTTGACATTTTTAAAATTCCGCGCCCGACCGTTGCCCAGTCGGGCAAATAGGTTTCTCCTTTTTGCCGTTTCCCTTTGCGGCGAGCCGCTAATGTTTCCATGCGTTAGCGGCTTTTCTCTTTCCTCCTTGTTTGCCCTAGGGGCATGGGGGGAAATGCCGCGGTTTACCTGATTCTGTTGCTACTGGATTAACTATTTATGATGTGCGGCAGGTTCCCCCCATTATCAGCGTGAGGAAGTGATTTAATGTCATGTTTAAAATATCTGCTTCTTTTAAGCGTTTTGTATCTGACGGTTTCGATCGTTGTGAGTATTGTCAATGCGTTTTGTACCATGTTGACAACTATCGCTCTGTTTGCTTGAATTGTGGATCTTATTTTGATAGAGGTAGTAAATTTAAACCTACTTCTTTATTTAATACTTGCAGCGAAGATCTTCGCGGAAAGGATAACTATGAAATTTAATTCTCGCTATTCCGTTACCGGTGAAAAGCCAGGTATTAAGTTTGATCAGCCCTCGCAGACGCTCCAGTCATTCAAGGATGATGCGGATATTAACTGCATTATTGCGCGCTTTGAAAATACCGGTGTACTTGTCGATCCTACTGTACCGGTTTCGCGTACTCCTCAGTTTGGTGATTATTCTGATATGCCGGATTATCAGACGGCTCAGAATGTCATAATCGCGGCTAAAAATGCGTTCGATTCTCTCTCATCTAAAATTCGTGAACGATTCAATAATGATCCTGCCGCGTATTTTGATTTCGTTCGGTCTCTAAAGGAAGGAAGTGAAGAATATGTGGAAGCCCTTAATCTTGGAATTATTGACAAACGTTCTGACAGTACTCATGAAGTACCTTCCGGAGCTTCTGAAAGTCGAAGTGAAAAAGTAAGTACTTGACATTTGCTAGCGGTAAAACGACGTCCGGCCAATTACACTACTTGATGTAATTGGCCGGAGTGACACCGCTTAACGGTTCACTCTTCACACCCTTTGAATAATTTGTGAATGATACAGCCTGTTGGCGAAGCCTTAGGGCGGTCATTTCAGAAAGGATTGATAACATGAAATCGGTCATGAAGCATTTATTCTCACAGATTCCGCGAGCTCAGATCTCCCGCTCTGTGTTTGATAGATCCCATGGTTGGAAAAGTACCTTCGATTCCGGCTACCTTGTGCCGTTCCTCGTGGATGAAGTTCTTCCCGGCGATTCCTATAAGGTTAAGTTTAACTTTCTTGCACGTCTTTCTACCCCGGTCGTGCCTACGATGGATAACTTATTCATCGACACTTTCTATTTTTTCGTACCTTACCGCCTCTTATGGAAGCATTGGGAACAGTTCAACGGTCAGCAGGACTATCCGGGAGCAAGTACGGATTATTTAGTACCTCAGACTTCCGCCCCTGCCGAAGGCGGCTTCCCGGTCGGATCTCTTGAGGATTATTTTGGCCTCCCGACTGGTGTTAACGGTATCAAGGCTAACGAATTGGCCGCCCGTGCTTATGCGTTGATTTGGAACGAATGGTTTAGAGACGAAAATCTACAGAATCCGATCAACCTTTCTTCCTACGCCGAAATCTCAACTGCTTCCGGTCTTGATGATGTTGGTCTTGGTGATGCAGGTTTTACTGGTTCGCACAAGCTTCTGAGACGTGGTAAGCGTCATGATTATTTTACAAGCGCGCTTCCGTGGCCGCAGAAAGGGCCCGGCGTTGAACTACCCCTTAATGGGAATGCTCCGGTTTACAGTGATGGC